CCGTCTGATGAGTAAGAGAAGAAGTTCGTTGAGTTGATATTGACCGTGAAGGTGCTAGCGTCGACGACTTCTTGTACGACGGCATTCAGACCATTGATTTGGACCATGCCCCGGACCTGCTTGAACATCACAGAGGTGACGCCTTCGTCGTCCGATGTGAACCCATGGCTGGGGCAGGTAATAGTCGTGACTGAGCCTTTAGCTATACCAGTGAGTGACCTAAGAGTATTAGGCCACTCATCCGGAGAGGGCGGTGTGACAGAAGGGGGAACTGACACGCTGCCTCCATAACCTTAGGCGCTAGTAAAGTCTGCATCTAGCTCTGCCATGTATTGCCAGACGTCGCTAGTTGTAACCATAATCGCAGAGCCAAGCGTCAGGCCCATACTGCCCTGGTTGAAAAGGGGCGTGTTTTGGATCTGAGACGTGCTTGTCTGTGCTGGTGGAAACCCAAGGGCGTTTCCGGAGGTTAGAGATCCTCCTTGAAGCGCTGGCGTTCCGCTCACAATATTCGCAATACCACCGCTCACATAGGTCGTGAAGTTGGTGCTATTGATATTGACAGTGAAGCTGGTCGTTGAGGTGACGCTTTGAATCACGCCACTCAAAGTGTTCATCTGAGTCATGCCAACGATGTTATGGAAGCTGACTGTGGTGACGCCTACATCATCGCTTGTGAAGGCGTGTGTAGCCGTAATGCTTGCATTGGCGGCCTTTGAAATAGCCGTAATGGTCAGGTTAGTCGACGGATACAGGTTTGCGTCCGTTGTTTGAAATGGAGTGAATCCGTTGGTTGCCGTATAGGTGATTACCGGAGCACCGCCAGTGGTGGTTGAAATATATGCCGATCCGTTCACCATGTCATCAAACCACTCGACTATCTGCACGCCGTTGGTATTGGCCACAGTTTTAGTCTTATTCACCATCCTGATGTGGTTAGGGACAAACCCTAAAATCAGGTTTTGTGCAGCACCGCCAAGAGTTACTGTGAGGGTGCCCTTTCTTACAATAGCCATATGGTTACCCTCCTTATGCGCTTGCTAATGTTGAAGTGAGTCTAGTGATCCAGTTGTCATTCAAGATCCTTGTGGCAAATGGATACTTGTAGCCCACCGTTCCTCTTTGGTTAAGAGGGTCGGCTGTGCCAGAAGCTCCGAGAGGCTTAACGATGAACTCGGCCTCTTTTGCGCCGAGGCGAATAACGCCGTAAGACTCTTGGCCCAATATGAAGCTTGAATAGACGTTAGGAGATGCTCCGTTGCTGAACCCGTTTGTATTTAGGAGCCAGCGAACGTTACGAGTTGATCCCCATTCTGCTTCCAAGGCGTTGATTGGGTTTGGATAGTTAGCCACTGAAATGAAGGAGTCGACAGCCTCTAGGTCTTGCTGAAGGTCGACTGACATGAATCCCCAGTAGGAGCTACGAACTGGCGCTGTGCCAAACTTGTTCTCTCCTGGGAGAGGATTGGTCATCAACCGAGCATTACCTTGTCGCAGAGCTACTACAGCTATCTGAATGTCTGCGTCGGTAATTTCCGTTGGCGTGTTACCGTTAAGCCCGTTAGCACAAGCAATCGTGCTAGCTGTTGAAACCATCATGTCGCGGATCAAGGTGTCGATGGTCAAGCCGAGTTGTAAAGAAAGAACTTTAGTCGCTTCGTTTAGAACTCTATCTTGAACGACGTATTGGACCTGGTCCGTAATAGTTACAAAGTTTCCATACCACTGGATTTGAGCTCTAAAGTCAGTGACTGAGAGCTGGTCTCCAGGTGGTGTTTGGCCGTCTGTAAGTGGTACAGTTGCGGCGCTGAGCGTTCCATACCTTCTAAACACCATTTGATCGCCAGAATTGAGGGGAATTTGTCTTTTCTGGGCAAATAGGTCATAGATAAAGTATGGTCTAGCCAGAGTAAGAAGCAGTCTGTCAAAGTACTGCCTTACTTCTGGGGGAAGTTGGGTCAGAGTTGTGATCGCCATATCTTATCCTGTGTTAAATCCCCTCTAGATTCTTTGAGGCGAACTTCATAAATTCTTGGTCGGACATCGTCGCGTAGTAGTCAGCTTTGCTGAGAACGCTCTGGCCGCCGGCTTGAGCAAGGGTTGCCGGCTTTCTGGCGTTTTCTACTATTTTTTGCGCTATGTCGCTCGGTTGAGTCTGTGGTTGTTGTACAGGCTGTTGGCCTCTAGCTAACAGTCCAAGCTCATAAGCGAACGCTGCCGGGTTTTGGCTCGTCTCAATAGCTCTAGCTAAATGGGGTTTCTGTTGAATCAAAGGTGTTAAATGCTTATTTAAAACCTCCGCATAATCAGGATGCGTTTGCTGGAACTCCAACTCTTGGATACGCGACTCGTAACCAGACTCTCTTGCTTCTAGTTCCCTTCTCATCTCGGCGACGTTTAGGACGTCATCGTCGTTCATCCCATCAAAGACACGCCTTTGCTTGGGAGCTTGTTGATGTTGCTGTCCTAAGTTCGCCTTTAGAAGGTCCATTTGGAGCTGAAATTCTCTTCTGTCCGCCTCCCGCTGAGCCTTTAATTGCTCTACCTCGCTTATCTTCTGCTTAATCTCTTCTCGGAAGGCCTGAAAGTTAAGGTCTTTGTCGCCCTGTTGAGGCTCAGCCTCTGCGGCGTGGACAGCGACCTCTTCGCTTGGCTCTGTCTGAGTGTTAACAACATTTTCTAACTGAGGCTGAAAATCTTCCTCGGGTAGATATGTCCTCATATCAATTTCAGCTGACATAACTTCCTTTGACCTGGCGACGGTCTTGAGTTATCCGGAATTTCCGGCTAACTGCTACACCCATTTAGGAAAGTACAACATTCAACTCTCTTCCCCTTTCCGCTACTCTTGGCGACATGTCACAAGGCTTGTCGCTGAGCAATGTTGGATCTACGGGGATATCTGGTGGAGACGACAGGTTGTGGCAAAACTCGAAAATGCCTTTGGGGTGGTCTACGCGCCAAACCAGTATTCCTAATAGGTTGGGCGGCTTTTGGTAGTAGGCCTTAAGGCTCTGCCTAAAAGCTCCAGGAATGTTTTTGTCTGGCTTCGCCGCAAACACGATGTAAAAGGGTCTTTTTTCCTTTTTCATGTTCTCTGCGAAATCAGAAGCCATTGCCCAGACTTTTTGACCCCACTCTTCTCTTGCTTCGCCAATCTCCTGAACCATCTCTTAGTCCCAATGATATTCTTTAAATTGGGAATGGATCTTTTTGTTATCGGATTTCACGCCTGCTGAAGCGGCTTGACCATATGCAATAGGGTCCGCCTCTGCTTTAAAGTCCTCCATGCCCATTCCATGGATCATGTGGCCTTGGGCTGGCTCTTTTGGGCGCTCTTCTTCGTTCCGATACATTCCGTGATGCCTTTGATGCATAGCCATCTCCTGATGAAGTCTTTCTCCATGACGGTGATGTTCCATATTTAAATGGTATTTCATGTCCATGGACTCGTGCTTTCTATCCATAGGGTTTTGTTTTTTCATAGCGGCTCACCCTTTCTTCTTTCCACCAAGCGAGGGGTATTTCTTATGCACGGCAGCCTTAATCCCAGATGGATTAGGAGCGTTATGCGCATAGGATAAAGCCGCCTTAGCTCTTTTCTTTGTGTTGATGGGGAAGCTGCCTTTTGGGGCTCCTCCAGAAGGTCCAGCAAAGGATTTCACGCCTTTGTACTTGCCTACATTGGAGCCGCCGGGCTTCTTCCTAATCTTGGAAAGCTCTCCCTTCTTCATCTCCGGTGCCGTGGAGCGCACTCTTTCTTAGACTCAAGTCGAGCCTGGTCAAAGTCGTTAGTGTCTGCTGGAGGCGGCGGAAGCACATATCCGTAAGGCATCTCAGAGGCCGCGACTCTTTCGTCTAAAAGGCGGCTATAAGATTCTGGTGGAGCTATAAACATCTCGTGCAAAAAGAAGCTCATAGACGCCCTCCGCTTCATGTGTTAAATTATATTTTTGATTTTACAGTAGAGTGAATAACTGTACACTTTAAATTTGAGGAGCCTATGGGGCTGGACAGAGAAGGCGGGGTGGGAACCGCTATACTTGTGGCGCTGGCTGCTGTTGCAATAGGCTCTCTGCTTGCCCTACTTCTGCTTCACGCTCCTGAGAGGCCTCCAGCGTCTTCAGAAGTGCTATCTTTCTGGTCAGAGAATCTAAGTCCATTCCCTCAAGTTCCTTGACGGCTTTGATAAGGTTCAAGACGCCGGCCGTTCTGTCTTCTTCGGCGCGATTGATGCGCTCTGCGTTGAGAGCTTGATCTAGATGGACCTTGGCGCGCCGCTCTATAGCTAAGGCGTGATCTGAGTCGGCCTTGGCGTCGACAGCCTTGTTGGCCATCGCCATTTGCTCCATTTGCAACTGCGTCTGAGCCTGCTGCATGGCCTCTTGCTGCTTGGCTTGTGCGTCCACGACCTCTTGGAGCTCTTTCTTGTTGTGAAGGTTGCTGTTTTTGACAATGAGTGGGTCTGGAATGGGGATGCCCAGGTTGCGCAGAGCCAGAAGTTGAACAAATTGAGATTGGCGCTGCGTGTCGGTTAGGACGCCCTCTTCTACCACGACGTCGTAGCGAGCAAAGGCGTTGCTATAAAACTCCGCCGTTGGCTGTTTTTTAGTGATCAATCGAATCTTTTCAGCGCTGTAGTTTTTCTGAATAAGCTTCAGAACCTTTCTGCCCAGCAACTTTTGCGACTGGCGCAGTCTATCGAAGATATCTTGCATGGGGATCCAGCCGGCCATCTGCCTCATCTTGGACAAAATGCCAGCCGTTTCGATCTTATCGTTTTCAGACATGCCGACGTTTTCTGGAGAGAGTCCTAAGATCTCAAATAGGTCCTTTTCGAATTCAGCCTCAAGCTGGAATTGGCTTGGATCAATAGATGCCGAAGGGATTTTTTGGACATCGGCGAGCTGCGCCTCAGGTTTAACGAAGATGACCTGTCCTTGGCCCGATTTGTAGAGAGAAGAAGGGTTACTGACGGAGTTAGTCTTGGCGATCCAACCTGAATTGAGCTGGTTGTCGATGATATCGACCATCTTGGAGCGGCGTTTGTTGATCTCAGTCTGAGGATCTCTCAAAATGCGCACTAAGGACTGTATTTTCCATGTGTATAGGTCGTAAGAAGGCTCGAAAATGGCAAAGAAGGGCACAAACGGGTAGTCGTTGAGGCCCCAAGGGTCCTTGCCATAGTAAAGCAGCTCGCCTTCTACAATGATGCCTAGCTCAACGCAGCGCACGGGCTTTTTAATCACCTCAATTTGAGGGTAAACCTCTCTAAAAAGCTGGAGGCGCTTTCTGTCGCCGTCCCATTCCTTGGTTTCGCCCGTGTCCATGTCAACCAAGACCTCTTTGGTCTCCCACCTGGTTCTCCAATATTCGGTATAGTTAAGAAGTTTTTGCATTCCCCACTGTCTGGCGTAGGGCATGTAGGTGAACTTGTCGTCTCTACTACCCCAGGGGAGCCCCATGATCAGGTCGTGTTTATCGGGAAGAAGAGAAATAGCGTCTGTTCTAGATAGGTATCGGCGACGCGCCACAAAGGTGCAGTCTGAAAGGTCCATTTTGCTCATGAAAGGATCAAAAATAACCGCATTCCAGTCATCTAAATGAAACCTGATGTCTCCGCTGACAGGGTCTGATCTATAGTCTAGGTAGGGCGACAGGAAAGATAGGCCTGATGTAAGAGCGCCCTTAAATGCGTCGCTGATCGCGTCGTAGCCATCGGCGTACTGCATCACATATTGGACAACATCCGTAAGCAGATTGGCTGTTTCTTCGGAGGCATCTTCAATGGGCGATATGACCGTAGAGAGCCTGTTTTTGCGCTGATATCCCTGGACAAGGTTGATGAGGCGCCTGATCTTGTTGTAGGTGAAGCTGGAACGGCGCTGGTTGTTTAGATAGGACAGCTCCTCGAGGCTCCACTGGTTGCCGAGGTAGTAGCTCAGGTCTTTATAGGCCTCGGCGTAATAGGTGTTGAGCAGTTGGTAGGCCCTTTCGTAGCTCTCTCCAAAGTCTTTGACGATGTCTTGGTGGAACTCTAGACGAGGGTCGTTTTTGATGTTTTTTTTGTAGTCGCCGAGGAAATCTTTTGCTGTGTCGGAATAATCGGACATGGGGCTGGACATGGGCTTCCTTATCTTTGGCGCCATTGTACAGTGTTAAATTAAAATTTGACAGCCAAGAAGCTGGACATCAAGCGTTTTGTATGTTAGTCCTAGAGCGGCCTTAAGAATTTTTTATAACTAGGGGGAATCATGGCAAAAAAAGACGACACGATTGTTGTTGGCCAAATCTATCAGACTTCCAATTACGAAAGCTTCAAGCTTATCTGTTCTAATAGAGACATAAAAGACCATCACGTGCGAAGACTGGCTCGTTCAATGAAGAAACTGGGCTTTTTCAAGGGAGAGCCTATTCTAGTGAATGAAAAAAGGGAGATTTTAAACGGCCAGCACCGCTACCTGGCGGCGCAGCAAGTTGGAATTCCCGTCGTATTTAAAATAGAGGAGGGAGCCTCTCCAGCTATAATGAGGGCGACGGGCACTAATAGGCTCAACTGGACTATGGACGACTATTTAAAACACTTTTGTGAGGTCGAACCAATCGAAGATTACAAGCTGTTTCGGGAGTTCATGACAACGAACGCCTATACCTACAAGCAGGCAGAGTGCTTTCATCGAACAAATATCGGACTAGAAGCTTTTAAGCACGAGTTTCGAGAAGGAATGTTCGTATATCAAAAAAATTGTACATGGCAATCAAACGTCTATAAAAGTCTGAGAGAGCGCCTCTCCACAGAGAAGAGATCTATAAAAAGGTTGGTCGAATGCGCCCGCTTCATATCTTCGCTGGTTATTTTATTGAACCATCCACGAATAGAACTAGACCGGTTTTGGCAACAGTTGGAAAGCTATAGAGGGGTCCTTAAGCCTCAAATATCGAAAAAGGAGACTATTAACATGCTTTTTGACTTCTATAACTACAAAAGGAAAGACCGCATCACGCAGGAGGCGGCGACGGCAGACGACGAATAAAGACGCCCCTAATCTTGCCGCAAACAAACTCCATCCAGCCTTGGTTTGACTGGGTTTGATGAACCAGCACGATACTCTGCTCTTCGTCTTCGCCCAAGTAGATGTCTTCCATCGACACAGGTTCACTTTTATTGTGCATGACCTCGACGGGCTCTTCTAATGGAACGGCTTCTTCTGGAATGGTGGGTAGATCGGGCTTTCGACTAGGCGAGGCTGCGAGGATAGGGGAGGTCATTGTTTGGCACCTTAAAGTTTATTCGAGAGCTCTGTTGCTCTTCGTCTTTGTATACGGCGCGGTCTTGGTACTGCGCCATACTAACAGAGCATGAACAGGTCGAAACGAGCACAACCAAAGAGAGGACAAAGATCATTTTTTCTCCCAAATCCTTTGCATCATTTGCTGGTATTTTTCTTCGAGCTTACATAAACGGCCATGAAAGTCTAAGGTCGAGGCTTGCATTGCCCTCATATCAGCGCGCAGCCATGCTATAAGCCCAACGTTAATAGCCGCGATCGTTAAAACTTGTCCCCATTCCATAAGCCCCCTATTTGGGGGCTATTCTATCTTAAGAGCTCTTAAGCCACCAGCTTAGGCCAGCTCTTCCAAGCACTCGATATTGACGCTTGCAATCGTGATGGGGAACACGCTTCCCGTTACAGCCGGATTAAGGTTCACGGCGCTAATAGAGGCATTTCGAAGCTTTAAGACGTCGTTGGCCTTAACTTCAATGATGATGTCTCCAGTAGAGTGGCATGCGTCGTCTCCTGGGGCCTGAGTAAATCCAGAGTAGATGCTTCCATCGACCAGTACTCCGTTGAGCCAGAAGCCAAAGCTCCAAGAAGGAACAGGAGTTGGAACTGGAGCAACAATTCTAGCCTGAAGCTGCCACTGAATGTGGTAAATGGCGTGTTTGAGGAACTTGATGTCCCCAGAAACACCCATCAAGCTTAAGTCGAAGTCGCCTACAGAAACAGCGTTCTGTTTGTCAAAAAGAACCGCGTCATTGGCGGTCGAATAAGGTCCAATAATCTGAGGGATCGAAGCAAAGACGTTGGCAAAGATCAGGCAGCAGCAGTCTTGCCCGTCGCTGTCGCAATCTTTACCTGGGATACCTTGAATACCTTGAACGCCCTGAGCTCCCATTAAGCCTTGCGCGCCCTGTGGCCCCTGAGCTCCTTGAGCTCCGTTTTGACCAGCTATTCCCTGAATGCCTTGTGGTCCCATAGGGCCCGCCGGGCCTGGTAGGCCGTCTTTTCCTGCCGGGCCTTGAATACCTTGATTTCCTTGGGCTCCAGGAACCCCTTGAGGGCCCTGAGGCCCATAACAACAGCAGCAATCGTGCATGTCGTCTATAATGCCGTTCGCCATATCTGCCTCCGAAACTACCCAAAGACAATCCCTTGGGGCCTCATTGTAACACTAATTTTTAATATTTCCACCACCAGCCAAGGCTAGGTCACTTCGCCATTTTGTTGGCCGCCCGGCTTCCAATGAACGTGCTCGGCCATATGTCTTAGAGTCTTTGGAAAATCGCTGGGCATAGCTCTGTCCAATACGTCAAATATTTATATGCTTCATAAATTGCTTACAATAAACAGTATATAGCACCGATTAAACTGAATGCACTCGAGTGGATATAAATTTTTTAAATTTTGGGGTCGAATTCAAAGTGGGAAAGGAAGTCGAGCATAGAGGCGAGTTGACCACTTTTTCCCCAGCGTCCAGTCTTCTTTTTAATAGTTCAAAAGAGCTCGGGCCTTTTTGACAGAAGTCGCACCTCTTTATCACATAAAGCTCAGGCCTGTCTGGCGTCGCCGCCTCTTCCGTCCAGTTCAAGAAGCACAATTCGCAATAGCAGTGCATGGTAAAATAGTTTTTGTCTGATTTCATGGCGCCTTGTTTTGTACGGGATTGACCTGGCCGTTAGGATAGGGAATGCGAGGAAATGGAACAAAAGGGCTTTGAACGCCTATAGGACTCATTGGCGATCTAGGCACCGGTGAGGGAGGCCGTTGAATCTGAACGCGACCTTTAGCCATATCTATCGGTTCTCTTTTTATTTCTCTTGTAGGATGGGTTGGGGCAAGGGCATCCAGTGCGTGACTGTCCCTAGATTTCGGAAGTGGGGGCTGTGCTCAAAAACATCAATGTCGTCCTCTGAATCAATACCAAAATCGTCGTCCAGCATATTCATTATAAATTGACAGGAGCACAAGTATTTATCTCTAAAGCTCCGCTCGAGTTCTTCCACAAAGTCATCGTGTGAAACCCAAAACCACGCTACCCCTACGCCATAGATTGTATGGGATGCCAGCACAAAAGCGCTTCTTACTTCGTCGTGGGGAGGAAGGATCTCTTTGATACTAATCCATCCGCAATGCGCCGGTTTGGCGCGACCCCTACCCACAGCTATTCTCCCCCTTTCTTAATGACAACATAATTTTCTAGCTCGAGTACGGCGATCTTGACGTCGCATAGCATTTCCAAGCAGTCTTCGAGGTTCTTATCTTTGCTGGCCCTGACGAAGGTTCTAAAGACATTTTCGTCGCTGCCCACAGCCCTACACACAGCCATTAGCTCGATTAAATGGATGCTTAGGCCGACAAGGTTGTTGGTGAACTCCATGAGCTTCATATGATTCTTTTTCAAGACGGCCTTGATGCAGCCGGATTGAAAGTCCAACACATCTTTGTCGTTTGTTCCGTGCAGCCTCACTAGGACCTCAGGGGGTTGGTTGGAAGCACATAAAGGGCTGGTGCTGCATAAGGGAAATAGCCCTGAAAAGGGCCGTCGTAGGGAGGCAATGGGACCGCAACCTTGCCCGTGCCGCCAGCGCCGCCAACGGCGCCCTGTGTTGCACTATAAGGAAGCGGCCAAGGGAAGGGTCTGGGGCGCGGAGGCGCCTGTATTTGGACTGTTCCTCGGCCGGAAAGGCTTCCACTACGAGCGCCGCCGCCTGCGCCGCCTGTTGATGTCGAGACTGGGGGGTTGAAAGGGGAGCTCATACTTCTACGCCTTGATCAAAAACGACCACGTTTCGTCCATCTTTTTCTATTATTTTTGTTGTAAAGAAAAGATCCACCATAGCATTGGCTATGACAACAAACGCCTCATCAGGCAGATTGCTGGCCTTGCAGATATAGATAAGCAGCCCCCCGATTAAGTTCAAGGATTCTGTACTGTCTATATCATTTTCTCTAAAGAACTTAAGGGCATGGCTGAAAAAAGAACCAAAGCTTTCTGGGCTGGCCATAGCTACGCCTTCTCCCTGAACGGGATCTCCCCAAAGTTCTCATACTTTTTAGGGCTTCTTTTCCTACAGCAGTTGACATGCTTGTCTGAAGAAAGAATCCACGGATGTTGGTGCTTCGAGGTCAGCTTCTTTTTGGTCTTAGCTCTACGAGCCTCTCTTTGGCAGTCTAAACACAGGTCTTCGATGGCTCCAAGCCTTACTATAAACTCACACAACAGCGTTTCTATCCCACAGCGCCGACACCTCTTGAACGGAGTGTTTGGCGAAACGCTTTGCATTAACCAAACCTGGGGTTATGTAGATTATACATTCTGTCGGCCTCTTTGTCTGAAATGCCAGACTTGTCGGCGTCTACATAAAGGCGCGTCGCAATAGCTAGATACCTAAAGGCGTCCGCGCCGTGCGAAGCCCAGTCATGGACTGGCCGCAGTTTGTATACGTTATGCTTGTCATCAAATTCTTTCCTATAGTTTTCCAAGCATTTGATGAAGAACTTGCACTTAGCCGCATCAATCCAAACGCGATGAAAGATGCTACGCGCAGCTTCAATGCCGTCCTCAAGTCGCAGTTTAAGCGTGGGAAGTGGCACAAACTTAAGGCCGAGATCGTTTCCGATCTCTTTTGCGGACAAACCCGATGAAAAAGAATGTGATTCGATGTCGTGAGGCGCATAGTGAGTATCGTAAATATATGGCTTGTCGCGAAGCACCTTGGCATAGTGAGGTAGCCCCTCGCCGTGGTTCTCGTAATAGTCTACAATATGGATCTCCTGCCCAGCAACCTGGTAAAACACAATCGCAGTAGAGTCGCCATAACCAATATCCCAAGCAGTGCACACCCTAGAAGAAGGATTATGTGGCACAGAACCAATCCTGCCACCGTCTTTAGCTTGCTGAAGATATTTTGCATAATAGGCGCCCTCCACGCCGAGAGTGAAAGAGCAGTAGTATTCCTGCTGGATCATGTCGTCTGACATGGTCCCTTCGGCGCGCTCTTTTTCAACCTCTTCCTTGCTGATGGCCTTAGTGTCTTCTACAGTTAAAAGCTCGGCGAACCAAAGCGGGTTGTGCTTAGCCATCTCAAACAGGTCGCGGGCGTGGTTCTGTCCCTTTGGGGTGAAGTTGAATATGGCCCACCCGTCGTTCTCTCTTAAGATAGGAGACACGGTTTGCCAGGCCAAAGGCGACTGCTCGGCATACTCAGAGAAGACGCAACCTACCGGGTTGGGGCCTCGAAGCGAGTCTACGTCCCTAGACCCTAGCAACAGGATTTTGGAGCCCCACTTAAGCGACACCTTCATTTCGGTGTTATTGATGCCCTCAACCAGCTCTTCTGGGATGTGGCGAATGGTCTTAAAACCTTCCTTGTCCATGCCGTCCCAAATGATACGGCGCGCCATCTTCGCATCTGGGAAGATGTAGTAATAGGTTCCGACGCGAAGCATGGACTGAACGACTAGGTAATTCCAACAGGTCTTCTCCTTGCCAGCGCGGCGATGCCATACCAAGACGGCGCGTTTGATGCCGCTATCCATAGCCCTCCAAAAGGGCTGCTGGTAGGGGCGCGGGTCGTAGTTGTAGGGGAGGTCAATGTTGACTTCTTTGGCCATGTGTGGTAACCTTATTGGGAAATGGAAGTGAGATATGAATAAAATTCAAATCATCGAATGGGCAAGCATTATAGGAACCATTCTCACTTGCTTTATCTTCCTGATGTCGAAAATAGAACGACTCGGAAGCAGGACAGATAGGCTGTATGAGATGTTTATAGACCTGAGGAAAGACAGCGATCAAAAGTTTTACGACCTCTTGAAGGAGCAAAGGAAATAGCGCCATGGAGTGGGCTCAAGTTTTAGCTGTTGCTGCAATCAATATTGGCTTGATCGCCTGGCTACGCTCAGATACGAAAACCTTTCAAAGCGAAATAAGGTCTGAACTTAAGGGCTTCCAAGAATGCCTAAAAGACTTCCACGGGCGCCTCTGTGCTCTCGAGGAGAAATACGCACAGATGATGCAACGGTTCTTAGAAAAGAAATAGGTCCGCTCAGTTATCAAGCTTTACTTACATACTCAATAACCCAAATCCTCTTCAGGAAGCGCTTCTTCCATGTCGTCCAGCTTGCCAATCTCAAGATCGCACAGCTTCCTAAGATCCAGAATCTGTTTCTTATGCATGGCGCCAGGAATATGGTTCGCCTCTAGCAGCTTCGCCGCCTTCATCAAGTAGTCGTCTGCTTTGGCTATTTCGTAGGCTTTTTGGGATTTGGTTTTCATTTTATTTTTCTCTGTGTAAGATCTGCTCAGTTGTTAGAGGGGGCGTTGGGTGTACCGCCAAAGTCTCCCAACGCCGCCTGCTTTTTGCTGGGATTTAGTTTTCATTTTATTTTTCTCTATGTAAGATCTACTCGCCAGATCCGCCCTTTGGGACGCTTTGCGCGCACATAGCCGCCTTAGGGACTTCGTCCATGGTACGCATGGTATAGCTTCAGGAGCGTCGTATAAGCACACTGTCTGGGGTCTGGTTTATTTCTTCTTCATCACCTTGTCGCACTTGTCCAGCTTCGCATCGAACTTCTTATCCATTTTCAGCAGTTTCCCTATATCTTTCTTCGCGCTCTTCTTGTCGCCTCTGTCTACATCTTTTTTCACTTTCTTGATCTGCTTGTCCATATGCCTCTGCTTGCTTAAACCCCTTGTAGTACTTTAGGGCGAATATAAAGTCTTCCTGTGTGACGCGCTTGCCCAGGGCCTTCTTGTAGGCCTTCTCTCTTGAGCTGCGGTCCTTACGCACTGCGTTGACTATAGCTAGCGCCTCTTGTTGGATATAGGGCACCGTAAAGCGTTCTTGCTCGCCAAAGCTTTTACGCTTTTTTGTCGTCATCGAAGCGGCGTATGTTGATGTTGAAGTTCATGATGTCTTTTGGGTCTTCTTCCCTTTGGTGGAGCATCGTCTTGCCTAAGAATATGGCCATGGATGCGTTGCCCTTATTGGCGATTTTCCACTGAAGACGCCGCAAAGATTGTTTGCCGTTTGCCCGAGCTTCTTTTATGACATCCGCGTATCTTTCGCCTAATACGTCGGTGCTGCATCCCAGAATATGAGACATTTCCTCATAGGTACATAAAATGGCAGACAGGTCCCTCAACAGCTTTTCGTCTACTTGCTTGCGTGGCCTGCCGCCTTTGTGTTTAGGCTTGGGCTGTTCGGTTGTGGCTGTCATTCTTCTGGGTTGTTAACAATTTCTTTTAGACTAACACTAAAAATTTTGGCAAGCAAGTTTAGGCTTTCAGAAACGGCCCAAATTTGAAGTATTTTGTGTTTAGGAGGGTCTGCCTACAGGCTCGACCTATTTTCTGTTTAAATGGCCTCTAATCGCGTTCTCCTTCTGGAAGGGGCGCAACCGACTCGTCTATATTCCAGTCGACAATCTGTTCGCAGTGAGGACAGAACCATTCTATGAGTCCTGATGAGTATACAACGTAACACGGACTGTGGCACTGCTTACATCTGATAATCATATGGATAAAAACCTGTGTCCAAATACCTCAATGCGTGGCTCTATGCCGTCGATTAAGACCCATACGTCGCCCTCTTGGGCGTCCTGGAGTTCTTCTAACTCTTTATCCCGAAAACTCCATTGGAAATATTCGGGGTTAAACCTTTTATCGACATCGTGTGGCCTGTGCAAGCTTCCAACTGCTAAACAAGAAAACGTACGGCCGGGCCTTCTCGTCATTACCAAGCAGAAAGCCTTAATGGGAGGCTTCTCGTCTTTAAACTTTTTCCAATTCATTTAAGCTCCGTCTGATAATGGCTATTATGTTGCGTTCTCAGGCCTTTTCTCTCTTGTCATAACTTCAAATGTTATTTCCAATCTACCATCACCATCTTTTTCGCAGTTAGAGGCGATCATGCCGGCGATACCCCTACAAGAAACACTAAACAAAAGGTCTTCTAAACTCGTTTCTTTTAAGTCGAAAACTTCTTTGAAAGTCTGTTTTTCTAGTATGCACATGAACTACTTCCCCTTTGTTTTCTTTTTCTTTTTAGCATGCTCTGGAAGCTTCTTGTAAGCGCTCTTAGGTGTCTTTTCTGCAAACTCTTCCGCTATTTCTGGCTTTTTAGCAAAAAGGAACTTTTGCTGGGCTTTCGATTTGAATGGCACGACTCCTCCTATCCGTAAAGAAACTCGTCTAAGTCAAGGCCAAGCTTCTCCATCGTCAATATGGGTCTCACTATGACGACTGTTTTTGGCTCCTCTCCGTATACCTTGTAAACGTGTTTTGCGCAAACCTGGCTGTCGTCTTCGTAGACGATGCCCTTCATGGCGTTTGTTACGATGTAAGCTAGATTGTCTTCATCTGGTCTTTTGTTGGGCAGCAAGACACGGTTGATCATTTGACGCCGCGTCGCGCTTTTTGTCGCCTTAGGAATGGGTAGGAAAAAGGCCATTGTGAGCTCTACAGGCCCCTTTATGGGGCTTTCAGGCGCGAATGGCTTGATCTGCCACTGAATGTATTCCTTGTCTTTGCTTGAAGGGTCGTAACATCCGACTCGAGCTCCAACCCTGAAGAATCTTGTCTGCTTTTGTGGCGAAGGGGGGCCTAAAATCTTAAATATGTACATCGACCCTCATAGAGGATCTTGTATAAACAAATATCTATTTTACTTCACCGCCATTTCCAGCTCTTTCTCCATGCGGACCAACTTTTCCAGATCCTCTACCTTTAGAACCCATGCGGCGCGTTCTTTATAGGCTGGTATACGCCCTTGATGAATGAGATAGTAAAGCCTTTGTGTGCCGAACTTTCTGCCAAGTTGAGTGCTTAGGTATTTTTCTGCAGCATTGACAGAGTAGATACCGCGACTGATCTCAAACACTTTTTTGCCCATGCAGTCCTTCCGCTTTTCTTCGCGGTTGTACTTTTGGGCTAGATAGTCATCCACCAGCGCTTTGTTCGCACACCAAATCTCTTTGATCTTCTCCGCCTTGAGGTGTCCCCTGTGGATTGCAAACCAGATCGCTTGGCGCGTCACATGCGCATACTGGGCTATCTCCGACAGGCCCAACAGGTCGTACGGAATCTTCTGGCTGTGGTTCGCATTGTCCATCGACATTCTCCTTTGGTTTTCTTTTTCTTATGCGGCCCACTTCTTCGGGTTTTACGTTTCCCTTAGTGGCCACAGAAAGCTGCCGAGACAGTCTAGCACACAACTTCTCTCCTTTCAAAACGCGATATACAGTTGAGATGGATATCCCCGATATAAAAGCGAACTCCAAAACTGTAAGTCCCTTTTTAAACAAGTAATTATTTAGATCCACACACCCCCTCCGTATCCATGGTGTTTTTTGATATATTTTAATTCTCAAAAATGTTAAAGTCAATGGACAAAAGGGGGTATTATGGAATGGACACAATTCGCGATATTTTTTATCGGAGTTTTTGGTATTTGGTTGTGGCAAAGGTCTGAGCATCGAACCGACTGGAGGCAAGCCCAAGCACAACAAGTAGATGTTCAAGCACAGATACGCGCCGTAGTAGAGCTTGTAAATCAAATTCGTCTTGATAATCAAGAGTTTAAAACTCAATGGGCTTTAGAGAATAAAGACTTCCATCATAGATTATTGGAGATCGAAAAGAGCCGAAAATGATTGAGCATAATGGCAAGAAGTACGCCAGGGTAACCGAAGTTCTATCTCAAGAGTCCAATTTAGATGGCATTGATCCAGCCATTATCCAAAACAAAGCACGGATCGGCAGCAATGTCCATGCAGCAATCCACGAACTGATCCAGGGTGAATGTCCCATTTTGGACCGCGACGAGATCCTGTATTTCAAGAGCTTTAAAAAGTGGGCTGATCACATAAGGCCAGTCTTTGTTGAATCGGAAATAAGGCGTTACAACGAGGAGAAGATGCTCACTGGCTGCATTGACGCCGTCATCCAGCTGCATGGCAAAGACGAAAGAATCATCGTGGATTACAAGACCTCGTCGCAAGTCAACTCCTCATATTGGAGTAAGCAGGCCCATCTTTACGCCTTTCTTCTTAGAGGAACATGTTCACAGATATCTGACACCTACTTTTTCTTGAAGTTAGACAAGTATGGAGAGCTGCCTCAACTCGTCAAGTTTAAGTACGACGCAAATGTACATAAAGAGTGCATGCAACTCATTGACAAGTTCTGGCTTGATCAGAATTTGATTCTCAAAAAGTGTCAAATTTGATAGGATTGGGGTGAAAGAAAAAGTCCCCTCGTCAGAATGGCTAAAAACTGGCAAGGGGCCAAACAAAAAAGGGGAACGTGATGTGCTCTTTCATTGTAAAAGAAGCTGATACTTTTGTCAAATTTTTGCATTCGTCTCCAAAGAAAGATTTTGGGGGCTCGATCGTTCCAGGCGCAATCCATCCGCTTAAGTTCGACTCTTTCCCTCTCATTGAACAGGTAGACATATCCGACTTAGATGTGGTTGACGACGACGACTATCAACTCCTCACCAGCATCTATGCCAAGGCCAGAGAATGGAAGGGCGCTTTAGAAGACCTGCGCAAATTCGTCACACAGCCCTATCGAAATAAGGTTGTCGAAATCAACGACAGGGCCAAACAATTCACCTCTAAGTTGGACAGGATCATAGAGCTCGCAAACCAAAAAACTTGTTCATATCTAGAAAAGTTGGAAAAGTTACGGCAGCAAAAGGAGCGCGCCGTTGCAGAAAAAGCCGGGCTTCTCGGTCTATGCGAAGACGAGGCTCCCGTTATACACCAAGTGATGCCCAGTAGCGACAGAGCTCAAGTCATAACGCGAACAGTCACAAAATTCAGATTAACAGATCTGTCTAAGGTTCCTCTTCAGTACCTAACGATAGACGAGAGGGCTATAGAAAAAGACATCAGGCTCGGCGTGCTCAGCATTCCCGGTATTGAGATATACGAAGAAACAACAACATCATTAAGGAGAACATCATGACCAACATCATCAAACATCAAAAAGATAAAATATCCGAATTGAA